ATGACGGACAACTTTCTTCAAACAACTTTCAAAGCGACATTGAACTGTTTTCTGGAAGTCAGACGGTTTCATCAATCTCACCCCCTTTCCTCTATGATTTGAAAAGTGTTTATCCCTCTTTCCGCACCATATAGGGAATGAAAGGTGTGATTTAATGACCTATTTTGAAAAAAATTTAATTTTTTCGGGTATGAAAAAAGCCCGCACAAAACATATAGTTTTATACGAGCTATTAAAGCTGTAAGATATTCAGTTTTTAATAAAATGCTATTAGGTAGTGAATGATTGTATAGAATTTCGCTTAAAATGTTCCATAATACAATCCCCCTTACAGCACTTGTTTTGTATTACACTTTTGTCTTTTTGGTAATCGTGTAAATATATTCTTCTGGTGTAGGGCGTTTATTTCCAAAATACTTTTTAAAATTTGCCTGCACTTCTGGGTCGTTACTGTTCATAGCTTCATCAATCGTTGCTTCAATATCTGCCCGAACATCAGCTAATGATACACCGCCAGCTTTTGCACCAGCTTTTAATGCCTTTTTAATATCACGTTTTTTAAGTCCTAGCATAGTATTTCCTCATCACAATTTATCGAATGTTTTAAAAATGTTTTTCAAAATGTTTATATAAAACAATTCCTAAAAAAGTTTGCAGTAAAAATAAACCAAATATAATTCCTATAATCCATGCTTCCACATGAAGTAATGCAAGTACAAAAGCAACAAACAAGTACACAAAAGTCATTAACTGATACACTAAAGAACCAGCTTTCATTCTTAAAAATATTTTTCTTTCATCAACACTATTGATGTGATTTTCTCTATTTATATTTTCCAACTTTTCTTTATTTTTTGGCATTTCATAATAACAGATTTTAAATAATTGAATACATGAAGCAAAAGCTAAACCAAGCCCTATTGCATAAAAAAGTGTAGAGTAATAATCGGTATCAATAACGAAATATCCAAAACATATAAAGATTATTCCTACAATAATTTCAATGATAAATGGTAATTTTTTCTTCATTGTTATATCCATTCCTTTCGCTTCGCTCAGGCACAAAACGTAATGAAAATGTTTCCCTGAGCTTATTTTTTCTTTATAATTCTTCTTGTAGGGAACTCGGTATACTACAAATCACGAGGAGGTGAGTGGGCTGTCCGGCTTGCCGGATGACCGTATTGTTATATGTGTAGACTGTCTTTTCAGGCACAAATAAGTGTGACACCAAGCACGAAATCTTATCTCTGTTTAAACAACTTCGTTTATGGCTTAGACAGTCAGTCAATTCCGTCTCTCCCTATAATCTTTAGCGAACCGCTCCGGTTCTGAAAGGAGTCCCTATGGCTTTAAAAATCGTGTACAAAATCTGTTGTGGCATTGATGTCCACAAGACTTTTGTAGTCGCCTGCATTGCTTCTACTGACAAGCACGGCGTTACCTCTTACGAGCGCCACCGTTTTTCTACCTACACGAAGGGTTTGAAAAATTTGTTACAATGGCTGCTCGAACATAATTGCAAGGATGTCTGTATGGAATCTACTGGTAAATACTGGATTCCTGTTTATAACATTCTCGAAAAAGATTGTTCGATTGTCCTTGCTCATCCAAAGTATGTTAAGGCTATCCGTGGAAAGAAAACTGACAAGAAAGATGCCAAATGGATTGCTGACCTGTTTAAGCATGACCTTGTTTCCGGTAGCTTTATGCCTCCTGCTGACATCCGCCAGCTTCGTGACCTTATGCGTTACCGTTTCAAACTGACCTGCTTCAAATCAAGCGAAAAGAATCGTTTGCAGAACTGTCTCACGGTTTCCAATATCCAGTTGGGAAACGTTGTTTCGGACACCTTCGGCAAATCTGCTCAGGCAATACTGGATAAGATTTTAGAAAACCCTGAAGATACTTCCTTTGACCTTGAACCCCTTGTTTTCAAAAGTTTGAAAAAGAAACTTCCCGAACTGCGTGATGCCATTGACGGCTATATCACACCGGAACAAGCGGGAAAACTCAAGATAATCAAGGCTCATTATGAAAGCCTTGAATCCCGGAAAGCAGAGCTTGAAGAACTCATTCTTGCGCTCGCTGCTCCCTATCAGCAGGAATTTGCCATTCTTCAAACCGCTCCTGGTATCAGCAGTGACTTCACTGCCATCGGAATTATTTCCGAAATCGGTACCAATATGGAGGCTTTTCCTTCGGCGAAACACTTATGCTCATGGGCTGGTCTTACTCCGACCAACAATGAAAGCGCAGGGAAGAAAAAATCTGTCCGGGTCTCCAAAGCCGGATGCTATATCAAGCCGCTTTTAGTACAGTGCGCAAACGCTGTTGTTAAAAGCTCAAAGCATCCTGAAATGCGTAACCGTTATCTCCGTCTCAAAAAGCGTCGCGGTCACAAGAAAGCAATCATTGCCATAGCAAGAATGCTTCTTACCGCATTATACCACATGTTGAAAAACGGTGAAAACTATAATGCAGAACTTTACAGGAAATCAGACCTGCCTCCAGTTGACCGTGAAATTACGGTAGAACAGGCAATCCTTATCGCAAGAAATCAGGGTTATAAAATCAAGTCAGCAACCGCATAACCTTAACTTCTCAATATTCAATTTTTAAAGCAGCCACCGAAAGATGGCTTATTTGTCGTGTGCTTAAGGTAATGGATACCCTCTACTTCTCATTTTCAATCTTGTTGCCCTCCATCTTTATCATAAATTTGTTTTCTGCCAATACGATTCCTCCGGGAGTTTCCGTGAATATTGGCTCTGTTCCGTTGTAAATCTGAAATTCCACATCATTCCGGCAGACGGCATCTCCGCCGTCCATCGGAATAGCTGCCAGAACTTCTTTTGTATCGGTCTTATAGACCACCACCGTTGTCATATTGCACCTCACATGAAGTAATCATAACCGACACCATATTTTGCCATGATAAGACTCTTTGCCATTTCCTCTAGCTTCTGGTGTTCGGTCGCATCCAGATACACGCCCTCATAGGTTCCACCCTGGCATCCCATCCAATCGTACTTGCAATGTAAAAGTTCATGCACAAGATCCTTTTCCATGCAGTGTTTGAACAATGTATTGTTCTCTTTGTAAGATTCATCGCTGAGTAACTGGATGTTTGCCTGACTGGATTCAAATATGAATGTGTTATATCCGGCAGCGTCAATTACCTCTTCTCCATTAGGGTTCATAATCTTATCCTTAACGTGTGCCAGTATTAGCCACCCATCAAGGAATAATCTGTGTTGCCACTCTCTCAGGCACTCTTCTAACTGCTCTTGGTTTTTGAATATGTCTATCGGTTTTTCTTTCCCATCTCTCTTTTCAAGAGTTCCACAAGTATTGTTCTCAAAAGCCGTACCGTCTGCAACGGAAAAGCACCATTTATCTCCATATCTGCGGCCGCACACATAATCCCCTATCTTTACCGGTATTTTGCATCCGCACTGATTTCCTATGTTGGTAACGATCACCAACCCACCTTTTACGGTGCTATGGTCTATGAAAAAGTTCTCTCCACTGGCAGTCATATAATCATCAATTTTCTTGCCGCAAGTAAGCAGATCGAACATTTCACGCTGATTTTCCCCAGTCCACATCATGGTTTTTACTTCATCCGGGGACTGCGGTTTCAAGTTCAAATTATCCATCATTCGCTCTCCTTTACTTTCTTGGCAGATTTTACCTTGATTTTCTTTCTACCGAACTGCTGATATACCAGAGCAGACGCATGAACACTGTCCGTGCTGCATACGGTAACAGTTCTGCGGATTGGTTTTCTCTCAATGGTTTCAAACACTACTTTGTACCACCGTTGTTTCATTGGTTCTGCCCTCCTGTATTCTCCCGTATATTCTTTCGCACTTTTCGGCGTGTCTGCATCTGATAGTCGTTAATGCCCTTTGTGTGCGATCCGCCAATACAGTAATATCAACCTTATCAACATCAGCATCAAAATCAGGGCAGAAAGCGCAATAATCTTTCACTCTGAGTTCCATTCCATTATCCATGACAGCCCACCGCCTTTAGCATACTGATTTTCTCTACCAGGACATCAACCGTTGCGTTGAGCTTGCTGTTCTTAATGCAAACTTCCTGATAGTCCTCATATAACTTTCCACCGTTCAGCATTTCAGTCTGTTCCTTGACTGTGGCATCCAACTCTGCATTGAAACTTTCAAGCTGTTCAATCTGATTCCTCAGATCATCATTCTCTTTTTCTACTTGCGCATTTCTTTCTTCCAGAGATTTCTTGTTTGCTTTCAGTTTTTCAACCTCGCTCGTAAGTTCTCCGAGTTTCTTTATCATTTCCTGCTCAGACATGGTTCCTTTTTCCTCCGTCTCTTCTACTCCGAGAAGTACCTTAATCTGTTTCTTTGAAATGTGATATGCCATTGCAAGGGTGGCTATGGATTCCCCGGAAGAATACTTTTGCTCAATCTCTGTTTTCTTCACGGAAATATCCACACCATTCGTATTGAACATACGCTTGTAGCCGCCCTCTTCCAGAATTTCTACTATTGTCTGTGTGTCGCACACATTCAAGTCTGCAAGAATGGGTATCTGTCTCTTATGGTTCTTCGCCAAGCGGTAATCCATTAAGATTTGTCCCTTATCCATTCTTACCTCCCTGTTTTACCCCCCCCCCCACGGAGAAAAAGTCCTCATAGATTGCCTTGATAACTTCCGCATCGTAGAGTGCATTGTGTTTTTGACCTTTCGGCAAATCAATTCCTCTGTCTGTAAGGATCTGTTCTCTCGAAATGTCAAAAGCATCTTTTTCTGATAGGTCAAGCATTACTGCAATATCCTGATTGATGTCGTGGCAAGCCGGTGTAATAAACTTAGGCAGCATCATAGCGTTGCCTACCAATAAATCAATCAACAGCACCATATCGTAATGTGAAACATCCGAAACAAATACCGCAGCATAATCACTGTCAAAATTAGCATCCATCTCAAGCCATTCCATAAGTTCACGGCAAATGTCTGCCTTACTACCGATTACAGTCGTTGTTTTATTGTCGGCTGCCAGACTTTCTTCTAACTTCACATTTCCACTCATAATCAAATGATTAAGAACATTCTTCTCAATCCATTCATTGCACATACTCTCATCATAGTCTGTCAGTTCTGCATAAAATCTGTCTCCGGTGTCAGAGACAATCCCTATGCTGATGAGAGTTGTGTCCTTACGCAGACCGGTAAACTCTGTGTCGAAAAAGTAGGTTCTCATGTGGTTTCCTCCGTTTCTTCCGGTGCGGCTGCAAAATTTACTCTAAGATTTGATGTGAACAACGACTGATAGACCATTGCATAATTGTAAACTTCTCTATCCAATATCTCATCCTTGATTGCATCCGTGACCGAACTCTGCATGATCGCCGTTGGTGTCTTTGATTTTTCGTTCTCATAGGCTTTAATCAGCACATCCCCATCATAGCCTTTTGCTAATTCTCTTAATGTCATATCTACTTCTCCGCTTTCTGTGCCTTTTTGGCTTTCTTGGCAGCCTTTTCTTCCTTTGCCATCTCAGGGATGAACTTACGGAAGATGTTGTTGTAATTTCCGTTATTGCCGGCCCATTTCTTCACGATAGCCATAGCCAAACCGGCTTCCTCGGAATAGGTATCAGCCTTTTTAGGTTTACGAATGGTTACTTCCTTGCCATCAACAACCTTTTTCTTGATTTCCACATTATCCATGCAGTTTACAACCGTCTTTGTGCCGTCAGACCAAAATACGATTGTTGCCGGATTCTGGAACAGGACTTTCTCGATACCGTATGCTCCAATGGGCTTGTCCTCAACCATTGCTTCTACACACAGTTTGTCCCAACGATACGGGCTACCGCATATATGATTGATCTTTCCGGCGTAAGTCGTGCCGTCCTCGCACTCGATAGTTACTTTCTTAAATTTCTTGTCTGCTAAACTTCTATCCATATTGTCCTCCTTAATACCTAACTGGTTAAAAATGTCTCCAAACAATGTTTCTCCCGGAATAGCGCATGATGCTATAACCTGATCTCTTAACAATCCGATTGTGGCATTTTGGCATTTCTGTGAAAAACCATCTATGATACTCGCAACAGGTATATCATCAAAATCCGGCCATGGTTCTCCGAGACAGCGTGCTCTTTCGATGCTCACTCTCCGACACTGTTCTGCCGATGATGCTGCCGTTTCCTGTCTTGCATTTTCCCACCATCGGTTTTCGGTAAATGTCGAGTGTTGCATCACTCTGTCAAATGTTTGTAATGGTGGTATCAGCCGTTCTTTCGGTAATCCAAAGCGTTCAAAACCCTGCATGGCAAACGCTATCGGATCGGGTAAATGTGCCGCTTCTGGCGGTCTCCACGGTTTCTTTTCTTTCTCTTCCATTGGTGTCCTCCTTGTGATTTATTATCAAGGGTGGTATGCCCTTAATCTCATGTTGAAATTGTTCTCGATTTTCGCCACAACGCAGTCCTTTTTCAGTATGCACTTGGCACATTTTTCGAGATTCCTGTAAGGTTCTCTGCCAAAACACGGTTGAAACAGTTTGTTTATGGCAGATTTCTTCATTTTCACTTCAAAAGGTATTTCAAATCCCTCTTTCAGATGAGAAATATCCGGCATATCATACTCTTCATCCAGTGTAGGCTCGGATATTTCCTTAATTTCCGCAAGCGGTATGGGATCTCCGAGCCGTTCATCCATGATAAAGAGCTGTGGTTTGGTCTCATGCATGGTTCAATCCCCTCCATTTCTCATCCATCTCTCAAAACTTTTCCTACATTTAGGGCATAAATCTATATTTGTTACTCCGTCCAGAAATCCGTCCTTGGCATGGAGGCCATGTATATTCAGCCACTTCTTGTGAAGCATACTTCCGTTCTTCCCATCTATTTCTGCACCGCATCGGTCGCATACATATCGTTCTGTTTTCATGGTTTCTCCTTGTAAAAATCATTTGATGATCTCATAATATTCGCCCTCACACTCTTTCGGAGCCATAGTTCCCCATCCGTCAGCCTTTCTCAGTTCATAATGGGTTCCTCTGTCGATGGCAAAGAGTTCTTCCCCCTTGTCAATGGTCATTTCCATATTCTTCTCAATGTCGTTTACGACAATATCCTGTAAGAAACGTGCTATCATGTCTCTTTCTCCTTTATCACTTCGGCAAACGCCGGATTCTCATGCAGCTTTTCAGTAGGCCATCCCATGTGATGATACAGTTTTTCCATAAATTCAAGGCACTCTGCCTTGTCATATGTCAGTAGGAAACACAGTAATTGTTCTCTGTTATACATCACTGATGGTCCGACTCCCATTTTAATGTAATCATAATCTGGGTAACGTACCTGAAACTCATTCGGTGCTGCTGCCAGTATCTCAAATTTCACTGCCGATCCGTGCGGTTCCCTTATGCAATGCCTGAATGGTATCATGTTCTATCCCTCACTCTCTTTTCCCACCGTTCGTGTTTGCGTGCCATCTGTTCCTCATCTACTGTCAATGAAAGTTCTCCGGCACACTGTACGACATCCGTGTACTCTTCTCTGATATTTGCAATAGCATCTTTCTCTGTTACAGGTGTCGGATTCTCTTTTCGTATGATCCTTGCCATTTTGAGTGCTGCCTTTGCAAGTTCGGTACATTCCTCTGCAAGCTGTTCCAACATTGCAGCTTCGCCAATTTCTTCAATAATTTTCATTATCTCTCCCTCTTTGTGATAACTTTAAGTCTATCCAGTGGATATGTCTCCACTTTGCCATCTTCCAGAACGACAACCGCTTTTGTGCCAAGCAGGCTCGTGATTGTATCTATCCATGTTCCTTTTCTATTCTCACAGTGAGTACAATCTGGTATCTCATTGCACATATCAGCAATATCGTTACAGAATTTGCACTCTGCATAGCTTCTTGTGATTTCTACCGGTCTATCCATTTCGCACATCCTCCGATACGTCAAAATTCTCTAAATGCTCATATTCGACAGTTTCTTGTCTGATTTCAATTTGATTTTCGCTATGCGTTTCTGTTCCCTATCCATCTTTTTGATACACTTATCCAACTGCCTTGCGTATGGACTGCTATTCGGGTCTGAGCACTCCATAATAAAAGCCTCTCTGTGTGGAGACTGATAAGGGCTTTTGTATCTGTATTTTTCGTATTCTCTTCTCTCTGCCACTATCAGAATCACAATTTTCAATACAAACCACGCTGTATTGAGCAAAACTAACCCTACGATAACCGCAACAACCGTCTTTACCATCTCTCTACCTCCGTCTTTTACACTAAAAATTTCTCAATTCTTATCTCTCCGCATTTCTTACACCCACATCTGCATACATCGTACTTAAAGCCGCTGTAATCATGTGCCGTCCAGAGGACTTCCAACACTTCCCACTCATGCTTGCACGGAAGAAAACACGATACTAAAATCTTGTCGAATAGCCTTTTATACCACGGTTCCTTGTGCCAAGACCTCTTTTTATTTTCCGGGGAATTTTGGGAATTGCTGTTTTCATCGTTCATCCGATTTTACCTCCTATGAGGCGTAAGCCTCCGCCGATTTTTAATTTTTGCCTGTTATTGTTTCTACGAGCAGACGTGACGGCATCCTCATTATGAGGTTATTACACATTTGATTCAGACGATGGTTTTCATCTGCAAGCGCATTTACCATGAGGTACAATCCCTCTTCTCTGGTAAGTTCTCCGCGCTCTATCATCTGCCATACTCGGAATACCGTTGCATTGTTTCTGATATGCGTTTCAGAGATTCCTACGGTGTATGCCTCTGTCATGCAGTCCGGTTGAACTTCCGCAGTGTGTCCTCTTTCCATTTGTCCCATGCGGTCTGTTTCTTCTCTCTGCATACTTCCGCCTCTCTCTGCTTATTCTGTGTTGCTGTTTCTTTGTTCTGTTCCATATTTCTCTCTTTCTATGCCGGTAGGCATCCGCCGATTTTGGATTTTGTGGTTTTGTAAAGTCCTCACTTTCCTTTTGTTATTCGGATGCCGTGTTTATACTTACATTGTAAATTGGGTGGTTTACGGTAATATGGTTATTTGCCATTTTACGATTGGGGTGGTTTTTGGCTTTTTAATTTTTCGGGAACTCAGAGGGGTGAGTTGCCCCGGGATCGCTCCGCCACACACCCCCGCCCCAGGGTATAAGCTGCCGGACCTCTGCGCCCTGGCATCCTACCAACCGCCGCCGGATCTGTCCGAGTTCGTAAAAGTAAAAGAAAACGAACCGCAAAACCGCATAAATGCTATATATTTATATCTCCGTCCGTGTCTGCCGGATCTTTTCCGCTCATTTCCACCGGTAAACGCTGCGCAATCTCTGCCGCTGTTGGTAGTTCTGCCGCCTGTTTTCCAACGTTTAGATCTATCTTTTGCGCCGCCTGTGTGTATCCGTGGTTGTTGTTCATATCCGTAGCGAATACGATCGGCGGGATCTTGCCAGCAAAGGCGAGTTGTTTCTTAAATGCTGCTATACTTGTTTTCAGTCTTTTTATTGTGTCAGAATACGCACCCGGGCGGGCTGTTTCCCAATTATTAAGCGTTTCCCTAGAAATCCCGGCAAAACTGCAAAAGCCCTCTACATCAGGCACCAAGCGCACACCCTCCGCCGCTCTATCCTTAATATATAAAATGTACTTTTCCGCCACCTCTGTAAACTCTTCTACCGTTTCCAACTTTCTAGGGCGTCCCCCTTTGTTCTGTACCTCTCCGCCCTCCGGCGTTTCCTCTGTCTGTAAGAATCCAGTTAAAAAGGCATCACACAAAGCCGCCGTTGTTTCTGCGTCCGTGGGTTCGTAGTCGCGCCCCTCCTTAAAACGTTTATAGCTCTGCTTTCTCACGCCTTGCGCGTCTCTCTGTGCCGTTTCTTTCTTCTCTGTTGCCATCTCTGCGCCCTCCTTTCCTCTGTGCCCTCTGTGGCGGTCCTACGTTGTCACACGGGCAAAATAAAAAGGACACCGGGAAAAGCTTTCTTGTGCTTCTCTCTGTGCCCTACGTTCTACTTTTTCGGCTATCCTTATTTATTTATATGTGGATCTGCTCCGCCCTCCGGCGGCTCTGTTATTTCTATCTCTATACCGCAACCAATGGCGGCGGCGTATTTCTCCATATCGTCAAGCGTGAATTTATCGGCGTTTAGTCTCTGGTTTACGTTCTGCCGGGACACGCCCAGACGATCCGCCACCTCTTGCACCGATACCCCGCGCCGTTTCATCATAACGCGCATTTTTTCGCCAAAACTCAACCGCACCGGCTCCGCCCTCCTTTCTCTCTGTACCCCTTTAATATATAGGAATCTGCGCCGCCTGTCAAGTCTGCCGTTTACATGGTAAACACTGCGCCGGGGTTTTCTTGCACTTTGTAAAGTGTACAATTTACACAACAAACCGCCCTTGTTTTGTTTAGTCGGCTATACATATTTCACAAACCGCAATAATTTGTAAATTTTCCGCTTGACTTTGTAAAGAATACGCTTTACAATACAAGCATAAAGAACGAACCGCAACGGACAACAACGAACCGCCGGACGTTCAACAAAACAAACAAACGCAGGCAAGGGCGCACGGTGTACCCCAAAAGAACAACGCACCGCAGACCGGACCAAGGGAACCAACCCGGACCAAGGCAACGGCGGCGCAGCACTTATTAAGACGAGACCGAAACACACGCCCCACCGCCTCCGGCTTGTATCTCCTGTGAGGGCTGCCCCTGTGGTAATGAGTGCATATATCAGGCAAAAGGAAAATTGTAAACCTGTGCTAGGGTGTACCAATTCACACCGCACATATAAAAAAGATAATTGAGTTATTGGAAGTATGAAAGCACTTTGAAACTTTCAGAACCGCACGAGATCGGGAAAGCGGTATAAAACCGGCCCGGCATCGAGTGAAAGCAGTTAGCACTCTAACAATGATTAACGCCCCCGACGCTCCCAGGGGAAAGCGGGAACCGCTCCGGAACTATTGAGCCGGGGCGATGGCTGGAACGAGTTACCTATATACACGCAGCATAAAAGGGAATAGGACAGGCGAACCCCTGCAAGCCGCCGTCTGCAAGTCTGACGCAAACGACTATTGAGAACCAAATAAAAAAGGGCGATCCGCTACACCTACCAAGCGACACGGACCGCCGCCACCCCTCCGGGGCTTGTCTCCTATTATAACAGGCTTTCCCGGATGGAACAACAAAAAGAGAGGGAAAGACCATGACAACAGAAAAAATTATTGATTCTTTGAAATTCACAGCAACAGAGGCAGACGAACAAAAAGACCTTTTTACACCGTCTCACGTTCTCTATAAGTGCCGCATTATCAACCCGGCAAATAATCGCCGCTATACTTTTGATTATCAGTGCAACCCAAGCGCAACGCATGAGCCGACAAAAGAAGATTGTTTATATTGTATCTTGTCCGATGCTTCTTGTGCTGAGAGCTGCGCAGATGAGGCGGACTTTTTAATAGAGTTTGGATATATTGACGGCGGAGCGGATCAGATTAGAAAAGGCTTGAAAGCATTTAAGGCTTGCCAGAGAACAAAGAAAGCTATTGAAAGGCTTTTCACGGATGACGAGATCGAAGCTCTGCAGGCACATTTTGAAAACTACTAAACCGATAGAAACGAGGCGCGCGCCCTCCGGGGCGCTCCCTCTCAAAATATAGGAGGCTTATATATTATGATGACATTATCAGAGGCGAAAGCCATTTATAAAACCGGCGGCGGTCATTTCTTCGACCGTGAAACGCTTAAATATTGGGGATCTCGTATAGAATCCGGCTTATATAAAAATCGTTGTTTTGTTACCAGTGAAAACAATTTCGACGGAAGCCGCAGAGCTTACACCGTGCGCCGTTTCTCTCCCGACTTTCTCCACGTTGAGACGGTCGGAGAGTTCCAGGAACACGCTACAAAATGGGGCGCAAGAGAAGCCGCAAAGGGGGTTGTATAGAGTTATGAAAGAATTTATGTATTGTTTCCAGATTTCAAAGTTGATCGTTTTTGAAGTTGAATATTACACCCTGGGCGGCAACAAAGCCCCGTATTTTTCCACAAGTGCGGCGGAGTTCATAAGATCCAAGCGCGATTATAACAGATGTGGACAGGCACAGCGGGAGCTGCTGCCGAAGCACTCACCGGCGCGCCGGTTCTTTGAAAAATGGGATCATTGCCACTTGCACGATCTGACCCCGGCAGAATATGAGGAAATAACTGCCGATATTGAGCAGTTAAAGGCTCGCTATAATTATATTGAGGACGTGCGCGACACGTTCCGCGGTTCCCGCTCCTCTATTCCGTTTTATAAGGTTGTGGAACTTTCCAAACAGACACCGAAAAAGAAAGGGGCTGCATAATATGATGAATATTGACATTGAAAGACTTATTGACGCAGTAGCCGCAGAAAATGAGGCCTACAACGAATATTGTTATAGCTCTAAAACCTTATACCGTGGCCCATTTGAGGAAATCACAACCCGAAAAAATCATGTTAATTATGCGCGAGAGGTTCACGACAGGGAGCAAAACGCCGTTGATACATTGGCGGAGGTTTTCCAAATGGACACAGAGACACGCAACCGGCTTTATATTGCAGCTAGAGCCGTGAACCGATGGCGAAACGCTACACAGTGGGCGCGGCTTATCCCGGACACCATGCAAGACCAGATCCGCCGGTTTATCTTCGGAGAACCCGAAGCACCTAATAGCACTTGTAAATATTACGGAGTATGGCAGGCGTAGACGGACGGCGGCGGATCATCCGCCCCGGCTTCGCCGGATATATTGAGAGATCGGAGGCTTTAAGATGGCTTATAAATATCTGAACCGCTCCGCAGTATTGGAACATCTGCAAGAGGGGCAAACCGTAAATATTGATGAGTATATAGATAAAATGCAATTTTTCAAGAAATACGGGAACTGTCAGGGGATCTATATAACAGACAGCCGCTATATTGAGTATGCAGAAATCGGCTTGCACTATTTCAAGTATGATACATTGATAAAATTCTTTGAGGATTTCAAACAAAGGAACCACACAAAACGTATATTGATAACATTCAGCAAAAACCACCGCTTACAATGTGAGCCGGTGCAGGATTAAGGAGGCCTTTATATTATGGGATGGGATTATACACACGCTACACACTACACCAGAACCGGAGCTATTGACCGGAAAGCAGAAATTGACGAGCTTTACACCTGGCAGAACGACACGAAAAAATATGAGGTTGTCCGCTCTTGCATGGTCGGGGCTACATATTATGCCGCAGTAAAAGCAACCGTATTGAGCACCGGAGAGGTTGAGACATTCGCCGCCGTTGCATTGACGCACACAAACAACCGGGATTATTTCAACTTTGGAGTTAAGACGATGGAGGAAAGCATGGGACCTTGTGAAGATCATTGCCCGGCTTCTATTCTCTCTCTTCTCTCCCCTACTGATTCAGAATATGCCAATAACTGGCGCGAGAGATGCAGAAAGAACATTGAAGCAAAGAAAGATCCGCACGCATTGAAAAATTTACCTGTCGGCGCAGTGATCCGCTTTACTCTCCACACTGGGGAAAACATTGAACTGTTGAAACACGCCGCAGCGTATCAGTTCAAGCGCCCTTTCTGGTTCTGCCAATCATCCGGCCGTTATATGCCAGTAACCAGGATTCCGGCAAATTATGAAGTAGTCACAGCATAACATATTGAGTTTAGGAGGATAAGAAACCATGAATAATACAGCATTGAGAATTGAGAACGGTATGAGCAGTTTTGAGTTACTGCAGGCCAAGGTGTCAAGCCTTGAAGCAACAGAAAAGCGCATGAGCATTGAAGAGGATCGCCGCATGGCTGCCATTGATGCAATGGATCGCACCTATAACAACCCATCCACACCACGCCGCACACGCTTTGAACTTTCTATTGAGCTTCCTATTCAGCGTGAGGCGTTGAAGAATTACCACAATGAGCGCAGTCGGGTATCTGCCGAGCTTCGAGGATTGAGAACGGCTATTGACCTGATTCTAACCGTTTCCAACTACGGCGGAGAGGTTACACCCGGAAACCGCCGACTGATTGAGGGTATTTTGGCTTGATTTCGTTACATTGTAACATCATGTAACAGATTGTAATATGGAGGTAACGCAAATGGGTAACGTAGTAATGAGCTTTAACGATAGAGAATTGACCTTGTTAAGTGATGGAATCTTGACAATGATCGAGAACGCAGGACAGGCAAAACGCCTTGTGTGTGATACAAAATCGCAGGACGCTATTGACTCTTACATGAAAGAGTTGCAGCGATTGAACAGCAAATTGTGTAATACCGGCATCCGGTAAAGAAAGGATTGAGAACCATGAGAAAGAAAAGTGTATTTATCAACTGTATGGAAGCATTGACCGCAAATAGAAAACACAGTGAGGCCCGCGCACTTCTCAACGCAGGACTGAAAGAGTCCGCAGAGAGACAGACCGCCGCCACCGCTCCGGCGTATGAACTTACAAAGCCGTATATCTTCCCTACCGTTGAGGGCAATATGACTTATCATACCTCATGGGGATCTCATGGAGTAAGACAAGAGGCCGAAACCATATTGAGTGTATTGAACTCTTTCCGCCTCCGCTCCACCCTCACGAAGATCAACCAGGGACCACGCCTTACGCAGTATGTTATTGAACCGGCTCCCGGAACTCAGGTGCAAGCCATTTTGAGACGTGAAAAGGAATTTCAGGCAGCCTTGCACTGCAACGCCTCTTTGAGATTTGATAATGGTTATGTGTATATTGAGGTTCCGACTGGTACAGAAACCGTATTTCTGGGCGATATGCTCATTGATAATGAATATCAGTCCTCCGATGGGTTCACAATGGCTATCGGTATGGCGGTTGATGGTTCTAAGCATTACATTGACATTGCCAAGGCTTGTCACATTCTCATTTCTGGTATGACCGGATCTGGTAAATCAATCGTGCTGCATAACCTCATCTTGTCCCTGCTGATGAAAAAGAACCCGGCACAGATGCACTTATATATCATTGATCCGAAAGCAACAGAGTTTGAGTATTACAAGAACCTTGCGGCGTGTACGGTTGTGTCCGAGGTAAATGGTGCGGTTGAATTATTGAAGAACCTTTGTATTGAGATGGATCGCCGCTACTCCGTCCTTGCCTCTACCGGTTGCCGCGATATTGACAGCTACAATACAAAATTCGCAGACGCTCCTATGAGACGTGACATAGTTTTCATTGATGAGTTGTCCGACCTTATGAGTATGGGCGGAAAATCCGTTGAGGGACATATTGTAAGAATCGCACAGAAAGCCCGTGCCTGTGGCATCCACCTTGTAATCGCTACGCAGTACCCGGTTGCAAAGGTTGTTACTGGATTGATTAAAGCGAATATGCCTACAAAGATCTGTCTACGTGTCGGCACAGTCACAAACTCTATGGTTGCATTGGATATGGCAGGCGGCGAAAAGCTCATGGGACATGGCGATATGCTCTTTCTTCCTAACGGCTCTCTTACTCCGGTAAGACTGCAAGGTGGGTTTGTATCTGAGACGGCGATCAACAATGTTGTTGCCGGTTTGATGAAAAATCAGTAAGGATGGATTGATATGGTTACAGTTAAAGTAAATGAGATATTGAACTGGTTTCACAGTGATTATAAGGATGATCTGGTGCAAGTACATACAGTCTGCGGAAATTCCATTGAGGATTGCTTCAAATGTGTGTACGCCCTCCGCCGGAGCGCACGGTATGACAACGCACGCCGGTATGATTTCCAGAATGCAGACTTAGAAAGCAAATACAATAAGTGGGTGTCCGGCTATGAGACCATTGAGACATATTACGGCAGTGCCACAGTAGATTAAGGGGATGTGATTAGAATGGCAGGAAAGACAACAACAGCTTGTACGCATGAGCAGTATGAGACTATCATAAAAACTTTATATGAGGGCATTGGAGACTGCATACAGCCTAATCCCAGGATTGCTACGATCCTCGTTATTGAGGCGAATGTAGGGTTGCGTATTGGCGATACTCTCTCTCTCCGGCGTTCCTCTTTCATTAAGACACCCTCCGGTCACGCTTTCAATATTATTGAGCATAAGACCGGAAAGGTTCGCCGTTTCAAGGTTCAGGAACAGGTCTACAACTTTCTCCTTGAATATGCGAACTCTGAGGGTATTGAGGGCGATGATCTGATATTCCCTATCGGTGTCCGGGCAGTACAAAAACATCTGAAAAAAGTGTGTGACTGGCTCGGTCCTGGGTATGAGGACATATCAACCCATTCGTTCCGTAAATACTTCGGAACAGAGATTTACTACAAGAATGGAAAGGACATTGAACTGGTTCGCCGCTTGTATCAGCACAGTTCCGCAGCCGTTACAGCTCGTTACTTGGGCGTTACTGATGAGAAGATTGAACAGGCATTAGATTCCCACGTTGATATTATTTACCGCCCAAAATAAAGGATTAGAGAGGTTATGTCATGGCAAAATATAAAATCGAATTGATTGTAGAGTCAGATAATGATTATTCTGACGGAGATCAGATTGAAGAATTAAGAAATGATATTGAAATGGCAGTGGCATCATATAACTGTTTCTGCCAGATAGGGGAAGTTAAGGTTCGTGAGTTAAACTGAAATATAAGTAATGGTTCCTTATAAGATTTGTCTATTTGAGTGTCGTGTAACAAGTTTCTGGCAGTTTTTAATGCGAAAACTGCTGCCGGTATGAGGGTTGATAACGGCATACACCATCCCTTTGTTGGTTGACAGGTTTTCCGGCTTTAATGTGAAACCGGATAAGGATAGTGGGATCTCCTGACATTCGCGTATCTCCGGCGGAGCGCACGATGCCGCTTGATAAGAACGTGTCCAAATAGACAAATGCTATAAGGAACCATTGAAGAAATGGAGGTCTTAGGCATGATTGATATTACAAACTGCAATAAAATCATAGTCGATACCATTGAGAAAACAGAGAAGATCATTGAATGGTATCAGAAAAGTAAAGATTGGTTGGATGCCGAAGAGTTCCGCATCCCCATCCCCTCCGCATTGGTTGAGCTGTCGGAGGAAGATATTAAATTCTATTATGAGCAGGAGGGCGTATTCGTCAGACTGCATCTGTATATGGGTGGCGTGTACGTCTGCAATTATCGGTATGATCCGAAAACTCAGGAAATCGAAAACCTTGTCTTTCCTGCCGGATTAAGTAAAGAGAAACGAAAGGTTGCCCGGATGGTTCTTGCCGCCGACAGAACGCCGTACAAGGAGGCATTGAAGTTCCACTCCCTCATGTGTTTTGCAACGCATTACCGCAACTGCATTGAGACCAAGGAACAGAAAGAGAAACACATTTCTCATAAGCAGCGAAAAAGCCTGCGCCGTTCCGGCGGTGCTACACCATTGATAACCACATACCACATTGATAGCAGACCTATTCCTGCAGACGGTACAAAAAGGCATTACACAAAGCCTACCGAACAGGTAAGTGTGAGGGGTTTTTACCGAACTACCAAGACGGGCAAACGTGTATGGGTTCGACCTTTCACAAAATACAACGGAAATTCTGAAAATAACAAAACATACAAAGTATAGGAGGATCACTATGAGTAATTTGAAAGTTTATGCGAAAACCATCGAAGATGAGGCTTTGGAACAGATTAACACTCTTCTGTCTCAGGATGCCTTTAAGGACTGTAAGGTTCGTATCATGCCGGATGTTCACGCTGGAAAGGGATGTGTCATTGGTTTTACTGCGGATCTCGGTAACAAAGTAATTCCGAACATCGTTGGCGTGGATATTGGATGCGGTATGCTCTGCGTAAGCATCGGACATGGGAAAATTGACTTTGAGAAATTGGATAATGTGATTCGCACCTATGTTCCGAGTGGAAGAAATGTGCATGACGGCCGGCAGATCCGTTTTGATGAATTGCAGAATCTTCACTGCTACCGTGAATTGAGAGATACTAAGCGTATTGAGCGTTCTATCGGCACTCTCGGCGGTGGTAATCATTTCATCGAGGTTGATGTTGCGGAGGACGGTTATAAGTATCTGATTATCCATACCGGCAGCCGCAATCTTGGGAAACAGGTGGCGGACTACTACCAGAACCTTGCCTATGAGCTTATGTGTGGCAAGGATGATTTATATGATCGTCAGGAAAAGCTCATTGCCGACTACAAAGCCGCCGGAAGAAAATCTGAAATTGAATCCGCAATCAAGGAGCTACACCGGAACTTCCGTGCTGTCACTCCGAAGTTGCCGAAAGACCTCTGTTATTTAGAGGGCAAGTATCGTGAACAGTATCTCCATGATATGAGGATATGTCAGAAGTTTGCCTACATGAACCGTGTTATGATTGCTCAGATTATATGCGATCATATGGGATGGGGAGTCGGCGTGGAAATACCGGATTATTTTGAGTGCATCCACAATTATATCGACCACGACTCCAACATCGTCCGTAAAGGTGCTATCTCTGCCAAGTACGGAGAAAAGGTTCTTATCCCTATCAATATGCGTGATGGATGTATTCTCGGAACTGGCAAGGGAAATGAGGATTGGAACTGTTCTGCACCGCATGGAGCCGGACGAATTATGTCTCGGATGAAAGCAAAGGAAACTCTAAACATGAGTGATTATTCAAGTTCTATGGATGGCATCTACACTACTTCCGTGTCGGAGGAAACCATAGATGAAGCACCGATGGCATATAAGCCTATTGATGAGATTGTAGAATGTATTGGAGAAACTGTGGATATTCTTGCCATTCTGAAACCAGTGTATAACTTCAAGGCAAGCGAATAATGTGGCATTGATAGACGCATTGATGTATAATGGACTAAACATTTATATAGGGAGGATATGTCTATGAAGATGAGATATTTTGCCGTACTGCTGCTATCCGCTGTTCTTTTGACTGGTTGTGGCGGCGGTACATCTACCAAAAATGGCACTACTGCGGTCACGACTACGACAGAAAGTAAAGACAAAACAGACCTTGTGGATCTGATGAGTACGCAGGATTATTCCTGCACCGTGGATGATTCTTTTATGTATTACGTTATGTATGTAACAAACAATTCAGATAAGGTTGTGAGTATTGATCTGAATGTGACTGCATTGGATTCTTCCGGCAGCATGGTTGGTTCTTCCAGCGATGGAACAAAAGCGGTTGCTCCGGGTCAGACAGCCGGTATATGGACCACATTTGATGAATGGGATAAGATTGATAGTTTCGATTACACACTGTCCGTATCAGAGGAAAAGGAATACTCTCCGGTCTATTCTGACTTATCCATTGACTACAATACTACCGACAGCGGCATTGTTGCATCCGTGACAAACAACGGAACTTCCGCCGCAGATTATGTGTGGATGGATGTGGTGTACCTTAAAGATGGGAAGATGGTTAATTTTAGTGAATTATCTTTTATGGATGATAACCAGGAATTGCAGCCCGGTACAACTCTTTCTCAGGAGGGCACTTGCTACTCTGATTCCGGTTTTGATGATGTAGTGATTGCCATAAATGGCAGGAAATGATTTAAGGCAGAGGTTTATTTCTCTGCCTTTTCTATGAGTTCCCATGCCTTTTCATCGCCAAATTCTTTTCTTACGGCTTTCCATAATCTGAGGTACTTCTTGGATTCTCTGTCCCTTTCAGTCCTTGCCTTGTCAATCTGGCTTCTTAGGCGGCTTATATACTGCTCGTCCTCAGTCTGAATCAGCTTGTCTGAGTCGCGGTACAGTGACCGGATCATACTTTCTTTGAGCATTTCCACCCACGGCGTAGATACCTCTGTACTGCGCCCATTGATTGAACGGCGTGTTTTATATTCCCTACCGGATAAGTCTTGCTTCTTGGCTCTCTTGGCGCAGTAATCGCCAATATACACACCAACCCAATCTGGGATCTCTTCTTTGACCTGATTGTAAAGTTCTCTGGTAAGCACATAATAGTTGTAGTGACCTACGAACGATTTAACTGCTGCACTATGGAAATCTGCCTTTGATACCTTGACCTCATAGCATCGGAAAATGCCCTTTGTGTCGTATGTCATGTAGTCCACACGCTCCTTGCCGCCATATCCTATTGTTACCTCATAGCAACCGAATGTTCCCATTTTGTATGTGGCTCTTCTGATTGCCTTTTCCAATGCTACGGTTTCTGCGGTTTTCATTTCAGATCCTCGATTGAGAACACCAGACCTACGCAATAGACCTCTCCATCTTCCCAAATATCAAATCTCTCACAAGGAATTTCTGTCTCATACGTCCATGTTGCCGGAAGTCCGTCTCGGTTCATTCCATCGCACCATCTGGCATCTATCCAGTTGGCACGTTCTTCTCCCTCCTGGTCCACTCCATCCTTATCGAAATAAACTCTTCCGCCATCAAAACAACCTCCCTCATCGCAGATTGCTCCATTGAACTCCATCAAATCATCTGATGCACCCGTCACAATGACGAGACCGCTCTGTTTTGCCTCTTCCAGTACATCATCGAAACTATCTCCGTATGCTCGTCCATAGAGCTTATTTGCCAGTTCTCTTGCTTCCATATTGTCCTCCTTTAATCTGTGTATACAACGATTTCCTGTCCCTCCATTCTGTACCCAAAGCAAAGGTTTCCACCATCCGCTATTATGGCACATTCATGGTCTGACAGATTGTTTGCGTTTCCGATAATTTGATAGCGTTTGCAGGCATATCCGCTGTCTCCGCTCATTATCACGGTTTTCTCTGCTAGGATCTTCTCTTTCTGTTCATCTGCCATAGACTCCCACTCATATCCAAATACCACTATCGCCTTATCCTTTATCTTCTCATATTCCTCATACCACGTTTTTATCATCAGCTACTCCTTATAGCAAATTCCATTGTTACCGTTAAATCTCATATACGGATTGATTAAAGGACTTCTGAAAATGTCAATCTCTCTGCCATCGTGCATGAATTTGAAAGAGATACTGTTATATGATCCTTTTATCCCTACCAACTCCACACTCGTATTGCTCTGCCCCATCATAATATCCTCTACATCATATTCAGTTCCGATTTCCAATCCGTCCTCTTCTCTGATGGCTACTGCCTTGATTGGTATGTGATTCTGTACACGCATGGCTTACTCCTTTCTCTCATATTTGCATTTTGGAAAATGAGTTCCAACATCAAGGAACATATCGAGAATGATCTTTCCTGTTTCTCCACAGAAATTTATATGTCCTGCGTCTGTCTGCTTTACAATCAGCTTTTTGCAGTTAAGACAGCAATCCTTTTCGTTACGTTCCTCAAATATTTGTAGTGGTGTCTTTTTCATCCTTAATCCCTTTCTCTCTGAAATGCTCCATGATTTTGCAGATTGTGGCATCTCCGACACCTTTGATTTTTGAGATTTCTTTCAGAAAATCATTGACCGTCATTCCGGTAGCCGATTTCTTTCCCTGATCAAATCCCTCACTTCTGGCTTTTTCCACTCTGTCATTGACATACTGCACCAACTGTTCATCGGTCATTTTGCGAATTTTGACCGCTTTTTCATGTACCTTATCTTCATTTACTGTTCTGCGGCAGCTTCTCTTCTTTGCCATTGCAATCCTCCTATCTCATGTATGTTTCAACGATGCACGCATCGTCCTCCGGTGTCCTTGGAAATTTGAACATGAATCCGGCTGACATTACATCATCTTCGCATCTTTTAAGATTTTCATATTCGCAGTAAACATTTGTTGGCCGGCTTTTCTCTCCGTCCCATACTCTTGCCACCACTTTCCCCGGAAAATCTTTCGGGCTGTCGTATATCACTACCAACGGTACTTTTATATCTGAATAGTCTACTAGATTAAGTGTCGGTACTCTCTTATACAACGGTGTGTTCTGCTTTGCTAATTTCTTCTGTTTGTTCACTCCCATACCTCCTTTAATTCCACATGGAATGATTTCAATAGTTCATCGTCCATATTTGACATAAATGTTCTGTACGATATATCAGGTTTATTTTCCATAAACCACTCTACCGCCTTTTGGTTTCTGGCAGTTCTGGCAGATAGATTTCTCCAATTATCCTGATACCGAACCCTTTTCAATTCTCCGTACCATACAAGAAATCGCTCTCTCGTGCCGTTCCGATCAACCCTCATAGGCACATACGGATCTATAATCTCATAGTCTATCCGGCGGACTGCTGCCGGAACTTCCATAACCCACATTTCTCCTGTGGCAACGGCATCCGGCACTTTATCCGCTATCTGCTCCGGCATAAGGATAGCATCACTCTCTATGTAATACGCATGGATAACAACCGGTACGCCGATCCTTGCCATGTTGTACGCTACTGTTCCGCCTTGCGGCATCGCTTGGATTGCGCTCAATATGTTAGGTGCTACGCATATCCTCGGAGTGGTGTTATCCTCATCCGGGCAAATCTGTTTCGGAACTCTCGGAACAAATCTCTCTACTTCATCAAATGAAACGTGAACCAATTTACTGTTGTTTCTTTTTCCTCTTTGCTTCATCCTTTTTCCGTTGGCGTTCCTCCCAATAGGGATGTTCCAACCTTTCCAGTCCAGTGCATCCTATCTGCAGGCATTTATGGACTTTCATTTGCTTCGTTGATAGATACCCTTTGTGTGTTTTGCAGTACGCTACCGGCGATTTAACCATATTCTTATCAATGCTCTGGAATAAATCAGGCATGGATAAGGGCTTTCGGAAACTCTTGAATGAGTTCTTCGCCCCAAATGTCCGTGAGGCTTGGTTTCATAAATACCGGTATTCCATACTTTCTGCACTGCTCCACAATGTTTTCAATCCATTCTCGTCTTGGTATGACTTTATCTTTTCTGCTGCCAGTCTCCGCTCCTACAATAATCCACTCCGGGATGTATGATTTCTCACTCAGTTCTCCGAAGTCTGCCAGTATAGGCTCTACTGACAAAAACGTATGGAACTCATAGTGTCCGTCCTGTCCCATATACTCCGTATCTGGATCTGTGACTGTCGTTCCGTACCACATATTATCTCTGAGTGGTAATTCTCCGTAATGATGCAGCTCCATATATCTTCCGGGATTCTTCGTGAGGAAGAGGTAATTATGCTGCGGGGCTTTCTCACAAGCATTAAACACTTCCCTGATCCATCTATCAGGAACCCACTCTCCAAACACATCCGACATTGATCCGACAAAGATATTTCTCTGCCTCTTTTTGTCTCTGTATTCTCCCATGCGGTATCTGTGGATTGTCGGCACAAATCCATGCGGATAGGCACATCTAAATTGTTTTCCGGTCTCATCATCAACATAATACGGTTGCTCATTGATCTCATAAGTTTCAGAACCATCGTTTCCAAGTTTGTATGTCTCAGGTTCTACCAGATGGCATCCTTTCCGTGATACAAAACGGTTTGCAATACCTCTGGCATAGCAATAAGGGCATTTATGACGGCAACCGGTAATCGGATTCCATGTGCTGTCAGCCCACTCTATTTTCGTTTTATCCAAGTCTCTTCCTCCTACCTGTGTATTTCCCTACATGATTGATATAACCGCAATAGCAGCACTTTACCTCGTCTCTAAGGCGGCTCTTATAAATCTGATTTCCACAGCATCCACAGTCAAATTCCTGTGGATTGATTTTCTTTTTCTTCATAAACGCATCACTCCTTTGGAAATAATTTGTCATAAAACCATTCAATATCACGGCGAATCTTGAAATATCTGAATTTATCCTCTTCACTCGTGCTTCTTACACTGATATACCCATGAAAAGCATTTACCTCTTCTACTACCACTGGAAGCTCTGCATATTCCGTCTTTAACACCCACTCACTTCCGAGAGGGTATTTATCGAATTTTGAATAGTCGATCTTTTCGTCCGCATGAAACGGAAGATCGTATTTTCTTTTATCCACAGCCAAATCGTCAATATAGCAAGTGGCATACACTTTTCTTGGATTGTTACCATATTTTTCAACGTTTTCCGGCAGATTATCATTGACCGCATCGAACTCTAAGCCAAATTTACTGCACCAGTCCACCGCTTCTTTCAGATGTTCTTCCACTCTGCAAGTCCAAAGGATCACTTTTGCTCCCTCTGTTCTGCGTTGAATAAGATGCTGTATCAGTTTTTTGTTCGGCGCGCCAATTCCTGGCCACTTACTTTCGCAGAGTGTTCCGTCAAAATCAACCGCGTAAATCGGTACAAAACTACTCATCTCCATTCCTTTCCATCCCTAAATCGAATAGGGATAACTGCGCTCTTTCTCTTTCCAATCTCGCATTGGAAACCTCGTACATCTCAGTGTCTATCTCAAACCCTACAAACCTCACGCCGGTTCTGTGATATGCGATGAGACTTGACGCAGATCCTACATGGGTGTCAAGCACCACCCCCCCCGATAGCTTAAAAGCACCTACGAGATATTCGTACAATGCTATTGGCTTCTGGGTTGGATGGATGCGCTTCTCTGAATTTGTTCCGCCAGTGTTTGAGTATCTGAACAGTTTTGCCGGGAGATTGTAAGAAGTCCACGCAATCTCCGCTTGTGAAAAGGCATCCCACGGCTGCACCTTATCCCATACAACAAAACACTTTGTTGGTGGTAGATTGAAGTAATTTCCACCCCATATAATCTGATTCTTCGATACTCGGAACAATTCTTTGAAATATTCCTCTGTCGGCGGCTTGCTATCCCATTCCTTTACCTGTCCGCTCCGTTTTAATCTGCTTGCGGTGCTTTCGGCTGGATAACCGTTCTTCGTCCGGCTCTTATTGGTTCCCATCGCCATGTTCGGCGCATTGATCCCGTATGGTGGGTCTACGATTGCCACATCAAAGTATTTATCAGGGAAAAGTTTCATGCCGGCCATACAGTCCATGTTGTAGTAACCAAAATCTAATTTATCCACTTAATAATACTCACTCCCTTATAACCTTTCTGAAACTCATACCACGCATACGCAACTGCACTTCCGCCTCCGGCTTTCATTTCCTCAAACATTCCGTTTTTGGCGCACAGAATACGGCTGCGTGACACATATACATATCTCGGAGGGTATTTCTTAAACAGCTCGCCTCTGGCTTTTCCCTCCAAAAATTGCAATTTAAGGAACATGAACACTTTTCTCCCGTTTGGTATGATCGTCATTGCGTGCTCAATAAACTCTTTCGCATACTTGTATGGAGGATTGGTAAGAATATCGCCATCCCACATTTCTGTTGTCTGCAAGAAGTCTATTCCGCCCTCTCCATACCCTCTGTCGATAAGATCCGTACTGCGGACCTCATAACCGAGTTCTATGAGACGTTCTGATAAGTGTCCTTGTCCTGCAGAGCACTCCCAAATCTTACGATTCAGCTCTGCCCCCCCCTGTAACAATGCGTCTACTGCGATAGGGTCTGTCGCATAGTAGTCGTTAATCTCTCTTTCTTTCTCTGTGTGGTTGGATGCGCCAAGGGTTGTAAAAATACTCTTGCCGTTTCCGGTCCAATCTTTTCCCATCTCTGATCTCCTTATAAATATCCAAATCTATAACCATATATGGATTCCAGTTCTCCACGACATACCTTACCAACCGAGTTCGGCGGTAGATTGTACAGACGTTCCGCCTCCCGGCATGAGAAAAAGATTTCTTCCTCATCGCCTATGCAGATAACCATTCTGTGTTTCCCTGGCTTATCCTTTCGGTTTCCACACTGTACGCCCTTGTCCGCCCATCTGAGGTTGTATATGCTGTTATCGAATCTCTCCATGTTATTTATATGGTCTACGGTGTCATACCGCCGTCTGTCTCCCATGAAGAAAGTCTGCATAACAATCTGGTGTCTCTTAAACCGTACTTGGTTTCCATCCGTGTCTGTGAACATACTGGAAATATCATATTTATCTCCGTATGCCATATTGCAGAGGATTCCGTTTCTTATAAGCCTCCCAAATGTTGATATGTAGCAGTTGATGTTGAAATCATGCACGCTCTTAACTTCCAAATCCTCGTCGAATTTTACAAGCTGAGTGACCTTTCTCCATTTTTCTTCCTTGTCCGGGTACTTCCGGCGGATGTAATCAAAAGTTTCTGATTCTCTCATAACTTCTCAAATGTGTATACTGAATGTCTCGTTGTTACTGTGATCTTCCCTTTTATCTCAATGTAGGAGATTGCCATGCTCGTTGTGAGTTCTCCGACATAAGGCGTGCCATCGGCATTTGAGATCCACTGAATTACCATCTGTTCTCCAATTCTCACGTTTGGCTTGGTACATATTCTTCCTACTCTGTCAGGGTATCTCCCGTCTGTCCGTGGATTGCCCTCCCGGTCCGTTATTGAAACCACTTTGTAATTTTCCATAGTGTTCTCCTTAAAACAGATGGAACAAAAGCAGATCCTCATTGTCCGCCGGATCACACTTCTCTTTCCATTCCAGTTTTCTCACGACATCCCACGTTTTCAGGCAGATATTGGATAAATCATATTTTTCATATACTCTACGGTCGATGAACAACCGCATATCCAAATCCTCTCCATAGAGGTTGTGGCTCATATATTTCAGATTGCGAATATCATCATCCGTTGCCTCGGCATGGAGCGTTACTGTGATTCCGTCCAACTGATTAAGGATCTTTCCGTAATCATCCATTGATAAACAAGCCGTGTACAGATACACTCTCTGCCGTTTGTTCTGCTTTTTCAGTGCCTTGATAAATCTCAACAGGCTATCCGGGTTGAGCATCGGTTCTCCGCCGGTTATCACAACTTCCTCATAGTCTGAGAGAACCGAAATATCTCCAATACTTGCAACCTTTCCGATTGTCTCATTGCAGCATCCGTGGCATTTTCTGTTACAGGCTAATGTCACTATTACTCTCGCTGTCTTTTTCATATTTCCTCCTTAATCCATGCCGTCATAAAGGCTTTCAGATAATTCAACCTGTTCGTCTGTCAAATCCCTAAGTGCATTGATTATCTTCATCTTTGTTTCTTTGCATGGGAAATATCCGTACTTTGCATATCTCAGCATCCGTTCAAAAGTGCTCATTGGAAACGGAATATCTTTATCAATTACAATCCGTTTAAGATGCAGATGTTCAAAAAACGCATCATCCATCAGGATTTTGTACTCAATGTGTGTTTCCGGTATTCCAATTTCCTCTAAGAAATGCTCATCTTCCAGAGTTTCAAACGGAAGTTCTTGTCTTTTCGTTACCGCACCAGTTTCATCCTCTACTTCCTCTTTGTAATATGCGAACTTCGTGATTGTGAAATCGAACTTATTCAGAATTTCTTCCGGTTTTCCAAATATTTTGCAACAAAGTTCAATCACAACACCTGTTTCAATGTGTTTGTACGCCTTTACATTGTCGTTTTCGTAGTGGAAATGATATTTCTCATCTCTTACATCGTCTCCGTCATATCCGGGTGTCTGGCTGTCAAAATACTGTACCGCATCATCAAAATCACTTTCATTCTCAAAGAAAATATCAAGGTCTTTTACCTTTTCTTTATTGAATATGTTTTTGAAACATCCTCCACATATAAATCCTTTGTGACCGGTCATGTACTCATCAAGCCAATTTAATATCCAGAAGTTTTCTCTGTCTCTCTTTATTAGAGCCATGTTTCCTCCTATCTCCGTGCCATTGCTTCCTCGTATAATCGTTTGTATACGTCCCTCTCAGCAGTTATCTTTGCAATTTCCAACTGTGTCTCAACGTCCGGCATCTCCACCTTTTCTGCAATAGGTTCAGGTTCTTTCTCATCTGGCTTCACTGCTTCATTTGCAGCTTCCGCCCACTTCTTTACCAGATCATTCGATTTGATGTTAATTCCAATGCCGATGCTTACCGCCAACGCTGCATCGATCTTTTTCATTTCTGCCATAGAACACTGTCCTATGTAATCTCCAACCTTATCCTTGTTTACCGTATCAATCTGCTCACAAAGCACGGTGGACGGATATTTTGAACTGTTGATTTTAACGTGTGTCGGCAACGGTTTCTTTTCCTGGGTGGTAAGGTAAACCACTTCCAATATAGGTCCTGCATTGTTACCAATATCATTGCTTATGATTACCGCAGGTCTACCCCCCCCTGTACATTTCCGCTATATTCGCTCTCGTTGCGGATATAGAAGATTTCCCCTCTATAAAACTCTTTGCTCATAGTGTCCTCCTATTCGATTTCATCCTCCTGCGGCATCTCGAACACTCCAAGTGGTTGATCCGCCACATATTCACATACTAAGTCTCTGGGGTTTTCATCCTGTCCTCTTTCAAACAGCAAATTCATGGTGTAGCAGTCCATAAGCATTGAAATCGCCATTCTGCATTTTTCTTTCGTAGAATATCTGCCAATCACTACTCTGTTTTCTCCTATGAGGGCAGCAACTTTGTACCGCCCATCATATTTGCTGTCCGTGCTGTATTCTGTTACCTTGTCGTTGTTCAGAACTACCGCTCCATCCTGAGACTTAACAAACATCACGTTTTGCCTCTCTTTCCTTAATTCGACCCATCTGGCGGTCGATCTTGAAATCAATACGCTCATTGACCTCTTCCACGCAGTTGAAAATAATTCCAAGCTGTGTGAGCATGATCTGTACGTCTGCGATTTCATCAATAACCGCGTCTCTCAAATCGGAATCCTTTGCGTTGCTCCGGCGGAATTTCAGAATGGCTTTGATGAGTTCCGAACACTCTTCGATTGCCATATCTTCCTGTTTATCCGAACCGTAGGTTTCCACGATTGTATTGAGGTCTCTTAACTGTTTCTGTGTCATATCTGCCTCCTGTTATTTTCTGTTTGCTTTTGCGATGCTCACGATAAGTACCAGAAGCAGGACAAGTACAATCCATGCAATCTCAATCCACAAAGGAATGAGAACCACCGGCCACGACCACTTAATCAGCTTGCAAAGTTTCAAAACAATGAATACGATCTGTAATACTCCTAAAAATCCCATACCGCCTTTTCCGGCACTGCTTTTATGTTCGTTCATACGTCCTCCTTGTGATTTACATATAATTTGCTTCTTTGAATACGAATGTGTGCTCTAAATCCAGTTTTTCAGACAGTTCTCTCAGTCTCAGGTCATTGGAGCTGTAAATCTTTTTCTTTTTCATATCAGCGACAAAAAACTCCTGACCGGTCTGTAAATACTCTCCTACCTTGCTTTTCCGGCAGATCTCATAGTCTGCATACTCAACGTCTGCTTCCTTGTTATCTTCCTGTTTTTCCTTTTCTGTTTTTCCAAACATACTGAATTTTCTCCTTTCGAATTATTTTTGTTTGGTTGGCTAAACATTTTCTGCAAAAAAATTTAATGTAATCCGTCAGACCACTTGTAAAGAATAACTGCGACATCCTCACTCGGATATGACACACTCAGGATTTTTCCATCAACCGCCTCGCAGGCATCCGTTACTCTTCCAACGAACTCTGAAAAGTCCTCTTTCTTTTCAACATAATCGTGAAATCCCATTGTTCCCTCATCTGTGGTATGTGATTTTCTTTTAACGATTGTTTGTTTCAATTTCTGCATTATCCTTTCCTACCTTTCTGTTTTTACTTTACAGTTTTTATACGCATCCTCTTTTCCAGAGAATAACTGCCCTAAAATTGCTACCAGAACATTTACAACAATACTGTTTCCGGCCTGTTTGTAAAGTTGAGTGTTACTGTTTACTTTCTCTGCCTTACGGAAATCCTCATCTGAGAAATCCATCAGTCTCCAACACTCTTTTGGTGTGAGTTTTCGTATGCGATACTCTGTACATACCTTTGAGTTCGCATCTCCGTGTGTTCCGGCAGTCAGTGTTGGTGCAGTGCCATCGTCTGAATAAACTGATCCGCACTGACTTCCATCTGCGGAAACCTGTCCTACTTTTGCCACATCAATCTCCTTATCTTCTGAAATATCATTATGCTGCATACCGTCTTGCCCCCCCCGATCAAATTTTTCAATACGGCAGATACCCATGCTCTGTGCTGTTAGTGTCGGGCAAACATGACCGCCGCCCTGTACTCTTCCTCTCCGTATCTTACTTGTAGGATAAGAGAAATCTGCAACACCGCCTATCTCACATTCTATGTAGCCTTTTGCCGTTGCCTGCTTGATGCCTATATACTCTTTATCCATCATCCACCGTCCTTATCTCCAAAACATAATTGTCTTTCGCAACACTCGTAAGCGTATTGCATATCCCTTGCGAGTTCGGTTCTAACCGTTGTTCTGTTGGTGCGCCTGTGGTTCTGTCCGATGGATTGTTTGGGTTTCGCCCTCTGCTTGCAACAATGATTCTTTCAACCACGTTTCCGCCTCCGTCTCTGTTATTATGCAAGGTACAGTACCCCCCCCCACTCGTAATCGCCGGAGCTATGCCTCCGGTATCATACACTCGCCCTTGGTTTGGGTTCTCTCTCGTGGAAGTGGGGAGAATATTGCCTAACCTCTTAATCCCGGTCTGCAATATCTTCTTTCCTTTCCTTGATTTCTAATATCTTTGGTTCTAAATTGCCCCCCCCACAAGTGTTTAAGGTCGGGGCAATTCCGTCTACGGAATAAATTCTTCCGCTCTGAGGATTATCCCAACTCTTTCCTACGGCGATATTCCCCAGTTGTATGCAGCGTACCTTATTTGCCATTTCATAGTTCCTCAATTACATATTTCAAATGTTTGTAGTCGCTCGCCAATAGGGTAGGACATATCATTTTGTACAATGCTTTATTGTATGGGTCGTAGATTCCACAAGCACTTTCGGAGGATCTTTGTAGTCTGTTGCCCTTATTGCTTGGCAAATACCCCCCCCCCGATAAAACTCGGACCCTGTCCTGGACTTCTTTTTCCGGGTTCAGTGAGCCGACTACGATTATTCTGTCTGCCATTTACTTTTTCCTCCACTAAAACTTTCGGTGGATCTTTATAATCCGTTGCCGACAATGCCACTGATATGCCATCCGGGGACATTATGCGTCCTCTTTCTCCGCCTGTTCCCGTATGAGCCACAATCAACGGCCGGCTCATGGTTCGTCTGAGCTATCTACTTCTGTAACACCGCATCCCAATGATGCCGGTCTACTGAGCCTCTGCCCCCCCCTAACGGTTTTTGAGATGCCGTCTAACTGACCGCTCTCTCGCAAGTCCTTGATGAGTTTCTGCGCCTTTTCGGAGTTGATATAATACTTTTCGTCTACCTCGTCCTCCAAATAATCTTTCATTGTCTTATCCAGTGGAACCGGCTGCGGAAATTTGTAATTATAATCGCCCAGAATAGATACCATGAAGCATCGCTCTCTGTTCTGCGCCACGCCGTAGTCCTTTGCATTGAGGATCTGCGTATAACACTTATATCCCTTGCTTTCAAGGAAGCTGCACCAGCTATGAAAATCATCTATGTTGTCCGCACTGATAACCTGTGGCACATTCTCCATGAGAAGTATCTGGGGAAGATTTTCTGTCTCATTCAGAAGCCTTTCAACTTCCCACAGTAACCCGGAACGTGTTCCTGATCCTTTTTTCATTCCTCGCATCTTTCCGGCGAGTGATAAATCCTGGCAAGGTCTTATGGAAACGAATACGTCATAAGGTAGGTGTATCTGTCAGTATTCGTTATTGCCAGATCACCCCCCCTCATTGAGCAAATGTTGACAAGGTTGTGCGTGGCTTTTATGTTGTTGTAACATTCTCTGCGCCATGCGTCACTGTATGAATGACTCCTTATCTGCTCTTCCGTGAGAGGTTTCTTTCCATCCACGGATATTCCCAACTGAGTAAGTGCCTGTATAACATCCTCAGAACTCATTTCTGCGCTGTAATCAGTATCATCGTCCGCCATGTGAATAGCTTTGTATGATGCCGTGGCGTGCATTTCCCATTCAGACATAAGGTAATGTTCAAACGGTACGCCAAGATTACGAAGTGCCATCGCCTGAGAACCAACCCCGGCAAACAATTCTATCAATCGCACCGGGTTGTCAGTCTTAAATGTTGGGTACATTAAATCAAACATTGAAATCTGATCCACTCGTTTTCTCCTTTCTTTGATTTTTTATCATGCAAAATCTCGCATAATTAAGCTGCCGGAAGTAGTCATTATTCGCATTTTCCCACATTGCCGGTAAGGTACTCAGCCGTGTTTCATAACACTTATCGCACACCTTTTTCCCTTTCATTGTTGGATTTTTGCCACATATATAGCAAATGCCGTAGTCCGGTCTCTCTGAACGTGACAAATCGCATCGGTTTTTGTCTCTGTAATTTTTCAGATACGCCCTGCATCTCTGGCATAAACCACCATTCTGTGATTGATGTTTTCCGCATCTGGGGCATAGTCCGTTTTCGATGCGTGTCTGTTTTAACTGCCTTTTCCTCAGCCGATCTTTCTCTTTCTGTTCATCGGTTTTCCCTTTTTCCGAATAACTATCTTGAAATTGACCCAAGCACTCATAACATAGCTTTTTGTTAGGTTCTGCTGGATTTTTCCCACAATGAGTGCATATCCCAATCCTTTCATGGTATTTTCGATTCTGCTTGCGTAATTCAGAATTTCTTGCCGCACATTCAGGGCACATGGATCTTTCCGGCGTTGGGTTTTCTTTGCCACACTTCGGACACAATCCTCTTTCCCTCATCTCTTTGTATGATAATTTTCTCAATCCATTTCAGAGGTTCCCAGGATTTATGCGCGCTGCCCTTTCCTCCGTCTATTTTCTACCGAACTTCTCATACATTTCATCCAGTCTCTTTCTGGTTTCGTTTGACATACCGGATGGTGGTTCGGTCTTTTCCTCCGGCACTTCAATTTTTTGCATTTCTATCTGTGGGTCTACTGCTTTTTCCATAAGTGCTGCGTGTTTCTTCCCCATATCGGCTATGAGCATCCTTACATTCTCCGGCAGACGTGCCTCTTCTTTCATCCGCTGCACCGAAGTCCGATAGTTCCTGATAAAGTGCGACTGTTCAATGGTTGCCACTTGGTCTGAATCCATCAACGCCCACTCTTTGAGGTTTGCCGCCGTTCCAACAGCTCTTTGGCACGCCTCCGGCAGTTTTGCAAATTCCTCTTCTGAGTTGTAACCGGAGTTCCTTAACGCCCTCTGTACCAACGCCCATGCCTGCAGTTCGCTCATGCTTTCTTCCGCCGGAGCAATAATATTCGTTGCTTTAGTGCGAATATCTGCGATGGTTGGAGGAAAACGTTCACTCGTCATGTACTTTTGTATTGCCAAGTTTGCCTGCTCATACGGAAGATCTTGTAATAATCCATACCACACATCGAAAGCGTCTTTATCTGGTATGAATGTCGGCTGTGCGTAGACCGCTTTCATAGCTTTTACCAAAATCTTAAATTCTTCTCTTTCCATTACCAGCCATCCACATCCTTTACTCTGTTTCCAATGCGATCTCCGCTATTTCTGTATGCAGAAGATGATTGCAATTTATCCCAAATAATGCCTTTCCATCCATTCGACATACATTCATCAATAAGATTGCATACGGCAGTATCTCCATAGACAGAGACCTTATTGGCAACCTGTTTTAACAACGACTTCATGCCCTGTTCCTTATATCCGTCTTTCCGTTCCGTCTTATACTTGAACCATTCGCGAAGTTTATCTGCCATTACATCAGATATGGTGTACTCAGGGAGAAGCCTTTCAAAAATTGATTGGGTAGTTTCCCTCTTTCCCCCTTTTTTATTTTCTTTCTCTAACTCTTTCTCTAACTCTTTCTCTATGTTACCTTTTTGAACATTAACGTTACTCTCTGTTACACGTTCGTTACATTCAGCGTTTTCGGGTGTCTCAGTGGGTTTTGTCTTGTTTTTTTCTCTCTCCCGATACTCCCTAACCCTCTGTGCGGATGCCGATTCAGACCCAATCATTTTCAGAGATTTTGGTAAAAATAGTGTGCCGTCACTTTCCGTAACCACAAGCTGTAATTTTGAAAATTGTTGTAACGCTTGTGTAACAATCTGTAACGCAAAACCGGATGCTTCCGCCAACATTTCTGCGTCATACGGAATATCTTCGGAAAATCGCAGTTTGCCCTCATGGTCGATTGACTCTGTAATCATCCATATATAGAACATAACCAAAAGATCGCCATTATCCTTTGCTCTAAGTATCTTGATATAGTGTTTTTCAAAGAAGTTCCGGGGCATTTTGAGCCAAAAATACTTTTTCTCAGCCATCGAACGGTCCTTTCTCTATCTCTTCAAGGAATATCTCAATCCTTGGGTTTTTCTTATCCACATAGAAGTCATGCGTAAAGTTTTCGATTTCTTTCCATCCATCGTTTTTAATCACTCCGCATTTCTGTAAAGCATCCTGGAAAACTTTGTCTGCAAAGGAAAAAATATTGCCCTTGTCACGCTGTTTATCCGGCTCATAGAAGTTGTAATGAATGATGATAGGGTTTGTAATCGTAAGTCTCGGCAACTGTGTCCTGATAGCGTTACACACGATCATCTGGTAATCTCTTTTCATTTTTGCACCCATCTGAGGATGCCTTGCACACTCATGTAGGTAATCGTTAAGATCCGGTAAGGTTCTGGTTCTGCCGTAATAATTTCCTTTGATAACAACCTTGTGCATCCCTAAGCCCTCCTTTCTTTCATTATGGGTGGAGCCGCCGGAATGACGGCTCCTGGGTAATTTAACAAAAGATCCTTGTCAGGGGTTTATACCATTTAACTAATCGAATTTCTTAAAAGGAGGTAAACCGTTTGTGTGTTCTGCGGTTTTAGTGACATATTTTCCTCAGAGACCAATCTTAGGAGATAATTGCAGAAACATATTTACGGGTTACGATTATTTAGGAAATCACGAAAATGTTTGATACATCCGCAAGTTCTTTTTCGAGATACGCTTTGATGTTGGCTTTCGCCTCATTCTTCCATGCACCTCCGTCTGCCTCAAATAAGGCACAGGTAACGCCATAGCGATCATTGTCCTTTACTCTGAAAATAAAGTTACTCATAGGCTGTGCAACTTCTGTAAAGGTTCTGTACGGCATCAGGCGGCAAGGACTCGGAACTTCAACTTCCTGCAGAGAGGCAACGCCTTTCTTGATTGCTGCTTTCTGTCCTACTCCGGTGTCTCCGTATTCCGCAACAGTGCCAGCCTTAACATTTCCGGCAAACTGTAAGATGATCGGCTTATCATTTGCCTCAGCATCCTCGTTTAAGAACTTGGACTGCACACCGATAACAAACTCTTCGTTTCCAATGAACTGACCGAACGAAAACTCCGGGATCTCTGCTTTGACAACTGCCAGTGTTTCTCTCTGGCGGTCTGCATCCAGACTTGAAAACAGACGAACCTCAGTAGGAGATACCACCTGAGCGATGTAATGACCTGTCTTGAAATCTGCTTTACTCTTTTTGATGAAATCCACAAGGCTGCTCAGATTACTCATTGTGATACTGGTTGCTCTGAGTTCCTTGCCGATCTGTGTCATATCTTTGTCTACATAGGTTCTTCCCTCAATTTCCTCAATATGGGGAGCATCGAGAGAAAGAATTTTCTCAATAGCTGCTTTTAACATATTTTCCTCCTGTTACTGTGCGCTGCACCAATCTTCGGCAAGGCAATCATTGATACTCGGAACCCACATGGAATGTGAGCCGTCAACACAACGAATCTGTAAATACGGATTGCATACAAACAAATCTCCCTCATTGAGTCCCCATGCTTCGGCTGTCTGTTTATTACACGGAATACCCTGCGGATAACCTTTCTGGTAAACAACAAACATTCCCTTTCCATTCCATCCCTTACGGGTTACTTTCTGCCCTGCTTTTAATCTGCGTACTGCTTCTCCGAATGTGAATGTCTGGATATTCAAGTCTTTTACATCGGGACCGGCTACAATTTCCCAATCATCTCTGAGGATGAAAGTGAGTGTGTAGTCCACATTGTCCGTCTCACGAATATCCAATACTTTTCCGTCCTTGCAGTGCATTTTGATGGAATTATCCTCCCATTTCCAATAGCCAGACCATTCCGGCAGTTTAACGATAGCTCCCTGTTTGAGAGCTTCGTATGCTTCCTTGAAAACCATAATGCCTCCTAACTGTTTACTGCGTCTCTCATGCTGATTACTTTCGTGCTCTCTTTTGGAGGTTCAGATTTTTCTTCCAATACCTCTCCGGTCTCAGGATCGCATCCAAGTTCCTCTGCTGTCGGTGTGGAATCCTTTTCCGGGTCCATGCACATACCACACTCATCAAGAGTAAGCTGACCTTTGATTGCGCCCTTTGCGTGTTCTGTGAGGGTTGTTACGCCGCTACGGAAGTCCTTGTTGATGAATAACTGAGTTTTCAGTCCCATCTCAGGAGCCAACTTAACGGAAGTCTGAACCTCAACGGAAACATCCTCTCTATCATCCTCATTGGGAGTAAGAGTGATCTTTACATCAAGGACACGTTTCTTCTTTGCATCAGTGTTCAAATCCAAAATGTTATCTGAGATTTTCGCTAACGCTCTGTCGATACGTTCCTGAACGCCTCCGGCACACATGGATGCCAATGTAAGTTTCTCTGCCACTGTTTTCACTTCCTTTCTAAAGAATTATTTATAATAAGCGTATCGCCTACTATACGAATGTTTTTCCGTATCTTCTCCGAAACATTTCCTTTGCCTCGTTTTTATCCTTGGCTTGTCCGGTAGATACCATTTCAAGCTCATACGCCAACTGTGCAATGATATGGCTCATTACTTTCATTTCCTTGTTGTGATGAACACTCATTCTACTTGAATTGTGATGGTCCGGCGATAAAGGAACCCACAGACCATCCTCGTCTGCATGGTTCCTGTTCGCCCCACCCATCAAATGGTGTCTCTCAACACCGTAAGAGCCGTCTATCATATCGTAATCAGCGTATTTCATATCAATTACGATTGAATCTTTCATTAAATCTCTCCCATCAGCATATCCATGGAGACAGGACCATCCAGAATCTCAGTATCGGCACAATAATCGCATACCTCACATCTAAGTGGCTCAATGTCTCCATCTTTAATGCGTTGGATTTTCACGATATTGTTTTTGACCTCTGCCAGTTTTTCATCCATCATCAGCGGTGGAACTTCAATAACCTTGATTCTCGGATGAGGAATGTTGTCTGTCTTATCCTTGCTGACAGCACAAATGTAAAACGGCAAGAGATCACCTGTATTCTGTCTGTAAATCTCTCTGTACACGGCAGCTTGCAAATCATATCCCCACCATTCGCAGAAATTAAGTCTCTGCCCCAGGTCCTTTGCGTAAAAGGTTTCTGTTATGCTCTTTACTGTTTTGAGATCAGTGATTCGTCTGCCGTCTGCACTGTCAATTTTGATTTTGACAGGAACTCCCTCAATTTCTCCGGTCATAATAACCTGTTTATCTCCGGCCATGTACTGCATGAAAACTGGATCTTTCACGGCACGGTCAATCATAATTGAGGCCTGTTTGTATTCGGATTTCAACTCTCCGGCGGTTTTACCTCTGGATGAGAAGATTTCCGGGTGCTGTGCGGAAAATGTAGGAAGTGTACCCTCAAAGTAGGCATCCACATAGGAGCCTACCATTAACGCAGTTGTGGTTACTTCCTCAACTTCTCCCCGGAGCTTCGCCATAGCGTATGCTTCACAACCCATTTTTCCGGTCGTGCCGTTGAACTCTTTGTACTGAGAAACGGACACATACTGCATATTGGCTTCTTTGGTGTAATAGTTCTCCGGGGTAAGTTTAAGAAGATTACTCATCTACTTCCTTGAATGTTCCGTCAATCACACCATCAGAACTCTCATCTGCGTTATGAGAACTCTGATCGTGAGACTGGTAAATGTCCTGTGCCTGATACTTCTCTTTCGGTTTTTCCTTAACATCAAATGCCGAACCATCTTCAAATGCCTGACACTGTTCTGCAGTATCAAAGTTAAGGTCAATCAACTTACACAGTCGGCGGAGAACTGTTTTCTTACACATCTCTCCGTAACTTTCTTTCCACGCCTTACTATTTGCTGCCTTTGAGAATGTCTGTCTGGTATGTTCAATGTCCTCTTTGCTCATGGTGTCGTACATCATGGAACCGTCTTTGTAGAGGACTACCGCAAATGCACCGATAATCTCTCCGTTTGAAAAAGTCTTAGGTCTGAAATTGACATACTGCTTACCGTTTTCAATTACTTCCTCAAACTCATCTCCCTCACGGACTACCTTTGCGTAAATGTCCTGAATAGGATTGCTCGAATATCTCTTGCACAGCTTGATCTCTCCCTTGTAATCAGTCTGAAACTGACACTGATTTCCGTAAGGAATTGCGTAACACTCTCCATTGAAAAAATCGAGACCGAGAAAAGCCCCTTTTAAGAGTGTTCGCACAACAGTCGGTGCTTCACATTTTGAAAAATCAGCCTGTCCGTCCTGCAGAACCGTCATGCAGTTCTGTAAAAATCTCTGCTTGTTGAATTTCTCCGGCAGAGCTGCAACCTGTTTTTCAAGGCTTTCGTCCAGTCCTTTATGGACTGCAACTAAATAATTTGTGTCTTTTGTTGCCATAAATAGCCTCCTTGTATTTTTATGAATCTGCCTACCAAGAAAAGGCTATGGCAGGCAGATTATTTATTTTATTCGCTATCGTCTGTACCCCCCCCCGAAAAGGTTCTTCAAAAAATCCGCAAAACCATCTTCGGAGTCGGGCTTAACTTTGACGGTATCGAAACCAAATTTCTTTTTCATCAAATCAGTGAGCTTTATTGTCTGCTCAGACATAATATCTTTGATGAGGTTGCTGGTTTCCTCCGCCCACTCCATTCCACCATCAATATCTTCGAGAAATGCCTTATTTCCAGAAGAACTGCAACTGATTGATGTAGGCGTTACGGTCACTTCACAAGTGAATGGATGGATTTCAATGTCTTTCGTATCATCCATAATGTGTTTGAGTGCCATCATTGCCATAAGTGCGTCAAAGTTATCATTCTTTCCTGCCATAGTGTTTCCTCCTACAGTTCAATAACTGTTAATTCATTGTTGCTTGTGGTTCTGGTTGCTATGAACTGCAACCCTTTCTTTTTACACTTCTCATAGAGACGTGTGCGGTTTTCCTCAGACAGTTTCTCAGTACCATCAATGAGGATGATCTGTAAGCCGGACGGATTCTGAATTGCCACATCAATGCAGAGATCCAATTTTTCTCCCTCAGAGAGATTACTTACCGGAAGTCCATTGATAAGAGGTATTCCGTCCTTGACGGATAATCCCTCAATCGGGATTTCTGCCGTTTCCAGAATTGTTCCCGGAAGAGTTCTTGCCAGCTCAATCTTCTCTGTCAGAGAATTGGACTCTTTCTGCAAGGTGGCTACTTCCTCCTGAATAGACAACATTCTGCGCCATTCATTGATATGGCCTTTCATCTTCTCCGTCTCATTGGCCTTTGCCATGAGATCGTCAATAGGTGTGATTTCCATATCTGCGTATTCTGCATAGGACTGTTCCTCAGCCTCATACTTGGAAACGGCAGCCTCATACTCAGCACTGATAACTTTTGCCTTATCTTCCTTTGCTCCTGAGAGACCGGCTTTCTTTTCTTCCAGATTTTTAATCTGTTCTTTCAGTTTTGCCAGTTCACTCTCGATGTTCTTCTCCTGTGAAGCCATCTCTCTGTCGAGTGCAGCCAGTTTCACTTCCTTGTCTGCCTGAAAACCTCTGATTTTTCCATCGTGGCTGTCTCTGAGACGTTTTGCCTTTTCAATGGTTTCATTATTTTTACGAATCTTCTCAATCTCCGTATAGAGTTCTGAGAGGTTTTCTTTCTCCCATCTCTCTCCGTCATAGTCGATAGGAAGAGAACTTCCAATATCGGCAATAACAGCTTTCTTGGCGCGAATGTCCCGGTTTACATCCTGTCTGTGCATGAAGTAGTAACCGTTTTCTGCCTGAATGTCATTCAGAACTGCTAAAATGTTCTGTTCGTAATTCACATCCGGCGGCAGCTCTCCGAACCATTCTTTGATTGTGTCAAGGTTCCAATCGTACTGAATCATATCCAGAATCGTTGCATTTTGGGTTTTCTTATCCATAGAGATGAACTCCATAGGAGAAAGCTGCAACGGAGTGAATATGGTTTTCAGAAATGTTTCAGGGCTGGGGACAACATTGCCGTTCTGCTTTACAGATTTATAATCCGTCATTCCCTGTCTCGGTTTTCTGTCTATGGAGAGACCACTATCTGTCTCAATGAAAATCTCTCCCTCTGTCTCTCCGTTTTTGATAATGTACTCACGGTCTGATGCGTTGGTAAGGGCATATCTGATTGCATCAATAACGGATGTTTTACCGGTTCCGTTATCTCCGACAAGTTCAATATTCTTACCGTCTCCGCTCCATTCCTTGATTCCGAAAAGACTCTTAATCGTGATTTTTGAAATCTTCATGGTGGATTTTCCTTTCTCTGTTTATGGGGTTCGGCAATGCCTTACCCCTAAACCGCTACTGAATTACTGTTACGTTGGATGCCTGCGGTCCCTTGGTTCCGTCAACAACATCAAATTCTACGGGCTGCCCCTCTACGAGAGTCTTGTAACCGTCCATCTGCAATGCGCTGAAATGGCAGAACACGTCAACTCCATCTTCGCCTGTAATGAAACCATAGCCCTTTGCGGCGTTGAACCATTTAACTGTACCTTTTCTCATGGTGCGTCTCCTTTCCTTAAAAAATATCTATTAAACAATCCTTGCGGATGCTTAACCTATACCAAGTCGTTCTTTCTCCTGATCCAAAAGGTGGCGATATATGTAAAATCCCCACTTGGATTTACCCTCTCGCTTTATGGCATATCCAATAGGCAATTTCTCCCTTTTCATAAGTTCACGGAGCGTAATCACATCCATTTGCAACTCTTTCGCCGCATTTTTTGGTGTTACTCTCTCACTGTTCATTGCTTCTTACCTCAATCTGTTCGTTTTACTGTGTCTTAGTTCGTTGCGGATTATCCTTTTCTTGTTTGTTTGACTAAACTTTTTGGGTAAAAAGTTTACTGACAGGGACATTCAAAGCCGCCGCCAACGATTTCAGAGTACCGACCATAGCCTCATGCTCTTCGTTGTTTTCAAGCAGAACTATGGTTGTTCTGCTTACGCCAGACATTTGAGCTAACTGTTCCTGGGTGAGTTTCTTCTTTTCTCTAAGTTCTCTGATTCGATACGCCATTACTGCGCCTCCTTTCTTTGTCCGATGTTTGCTCGACTGAACAATTTGAGTATAGCCGACTAAACGTTTATTGTCAAGCACATTTTACAAAAAAATTGACTTTTTGTT